AGGGCGATTTTTAGGCCGCCCTCCTAATATACTAGTATTACGTAGTAGTGTTTGTTTCAAAGTATTGGTACGCCAAAGTCACAGCAAATTCTTCAATCGCTTGTTGCTCGTCATACGACAATTCAATCGGTGCAATAATTGTAGGGAAAACACCTCTTAAAGTGTAACTCTTAATTGTTGCTCCGTTTCTATCTAATTGGTCAACAAATGCGTCAACTTGATAATCCGCTGGATTAGTTAAGCCTTCGTTATCTGTCATATTGTTAATACCGTTTGACCATCTTTCAAATGCGTTTCTTAATTTGAAATCTGTATCGTTATAAGCAGTCACAGACCAATCTTCAATTGTTCTATCACCAGCTATCTTAATTGCTCTTCCTCTGAAAGGAACATTAAAACTAGGTACAGTCATACCCGGTAATGTTGTTGAACGACATAAGAATGCTAGGTCTTCTATTTCTCCACCAACTTGTGCGTAACCAGGAAAAGGCATTGTCACCTTAAACTGATTGGCTCTTGCGCCGCCGCCTGCAAGTTTAGCTTTGAAGTCATTAATGTTTGCCATTTTTTATTTCTCCTCTACTAACCTGCTACTTCGTCAAACGAAACGCCGGTTCTTGTTGCTATGAATTGTAAAGTAATGAAGTTAATGCTTCTAGCAGGTTTTACAAAAATCTCTGCTATGAATTCATTTCTATCAACTACTTCACCTGTGTTATTAGTTTCATCACATACTACTAAAAAGTCTGTGATACCTCTTCTACCTTGTACTTCTCTTAAAAAAGGNTCTACAATGTTTCTAAAGTTCGCTCTTGTAAATTCATCATTGAATTCAAAAAGTTGGAATTTAGAAGCAGTTGCTATTGCCTTCTCTAANACGATAAACAATCTTCTTACGTTGATTCTATCAAAAGCACTTGGAGCAGATAATCCAGTTTTATCTCCGAAAAGAACCGTACCTTGTCCAGGGAACGTTGCAATAGGGTTAACTCTTGCTCTGTATAGTTCGTCTCTTTGAGTTTTAGTTGGATTGAAAGCTAGTTTAACTGCGCCTCTAACAATACCTCTATTGAAGCCTGCTGGTGAATACCAAGCGTCTGCAATAAGGTCAGTTCTTGCACTTAAACCTGCTGTGTCTCCGTTCAATGGTACATATCTATATACATCAGAATATCTGTCATACATATATTTGTAACCACTATCAAACACAACATATGAAGATGAGTTAATACCATTAAAGAATGATACAACATTACTCTTTTGTGTGTTTGAATTAGCAACGCCTACAACATCACTTCTTTCAGGAGAACAGAATACAACAGAGTCTTTTCTGTTTTCTGCAATCGTGATTAAGTTATCAATGTGTACTGCGTCACCTGAACCTGCTATGATTAAACCAATGTCAACTGTTTCGCCATCAGAATACATTTCGTATGCTGTTTTCTTTTGGCCAGTAGTTGCTGTAGTTCCGTCAGAACCAGATTGTAATGATACATTAGAAATGGCAGTCACGTCTGTGAAAGTTGTTCCTGATGTTGCATTACCCCAGTTAGAACCAGAAGCGTTATGGTCCATCCAGTAGATGTAGTTAGATGATTTATAAATTACGTCAATGTAGTAATTCACAGAACCTTGACTTGTTTTAGCGTCTGAAGCTTTTGAAACTGCTTCAAATTTTTCTAAAATTTCGCCTTTGATTCCTGTAATAGTACCTTCTTTGTCTATTACTACTATGTGTAATTCGTCACCTGAACCACCTCTGCTTGTAGCATATGGTGATGTTCCTGGTGCTTTATCAAATAGTTCGTAATATCTCCATCTTCTTCTTACTTGAGCGCCATTAGTTGGTGCTTCGTGTAAACCTGAAGACTCGGAAGTTCCGTAGTATTGTGGCTCTTCTTTTCTAACAATTGATAAATCGTTAGTTGATTTGCCTACTACTCTGTACTCATACTCACCACCAAAATTTACTATATCGCCGATTTCTATTCCTGTTCCTGAAGTAACCGTCACAACCGTGTCACCGACAGCCATAGCGGCGTCAGCAACGGTAGTTTTGTTTACTTCTTCGTAAGCAGTAGCAGATGGACATTGTGAAATCTCTAAAGAGTTTCCAAATGCGCCAGCTGTTCTAGCAGCCCACATTCCAACAGAAGCGGAACCGTCAGCATAGTTATTTGTATAGTCAGTAGTATTCTTTATTATAAACGCTGAACCGCTTTCGGTTGCGTTTGATACAGATGAATTCTGTACACGGACTACTCTCAAGCTATTAGAATATTGTAAAAAGTTGGCTGCACTAAAAAAGTCTTCAAAGTTAGACGAATTTGGTTTGCCAAAAGTTGATACAAGTTCTTGCTCGCTAGAAATACTTACCACTTCATCTAAAGGACCTTGCGTGAATGTTCCAGCAAAGGCGCCAATTGATGTAGATACGGCAGGAATAATTCTAGTTAAGTCTTTTTCCTGTACGAGAACACCTGGTGATACTTGAAATGCCATTAGGGTTTCTCCTTCTAATTAATTTGCAAATTATTTGTTTTCATTTACTTCAAATGCCGTACTATTAATACGCCCATAGTCAAAAGTCATACTCTACTGATATTTATAATAAGCAGAGATTACAGACCTTTTCTGACAACTGGATGCCAAACAGTTCCATACTCATCCACCTCTGTCTTTTCGTGGTCTGGAGTACCGTCATCTACAAATCCAAAAGGCGCCATATCTTGTTCAATTAGATGTTGTTGTTCTTCATATAACATTTGTCTTGCGTTTGTATCAGTCATTTCTTTGAAAAATGGTTGATTAGATAACCAACCAAANATAACTAAACACATCATTAAATCGTCATTATTACCCTCGTCAGCCTGCCAAGACTGACCTTTTCTGATAAAGGTAGACATTTCTGTGATAATATCAAAGTCATTAATTAATATCTTATCAGATTCTATAAGTGTTTTAATATTAGAACAACCAATCTTTTTAATTTGTTTAGTCATCTTAACACCAAAGCCAGAACCTCTACCACTAAATCCAGCACCTAGTATTTGGCCTGCACGACCTCTTTGAGTAGTCATCAATAGATTATCATACTCTAATTCAAATTGTAATGCCTCTGCAATTTGTTGACCTAAATCATTTGTTTCTACTAATACGTGTGCGTGATTATATGCATTACAAACTTGTTTTATTGTATGAGGAAATAACAAAGGTTTAATATCATTGTTTCTATATTTTGCAACTACCTTAAAAGGCATTTGCGTCACATCTAATATGACAAAGGCTGAATAATCTTTTTGAACACCTCGTGCTACATCAACAGTACAAACATAAGTACGGTCTTTAATTGGGTCTTCATATACTTGTAAACCACCACTTGAAGTTTTAGGATTTAAGAATGCCATTTGTTTAATTTTTGCTGGACTAATAAGTGTATTAACAGAACCTAAAAACTCACACTCAAACTCTTGTTGAAATTGCTCAGGTGAGGTGTTTCTAATTGTTGCTTCTTTCCACTCTTCATCACGACCTGGCACCTCCGACCAATGTACTTCAATCGGTACATAATCATTTCTTTTATTCTCTGCGTCTATCCATAATTTGTAAAACTGATTCATACCGTATGGTGTAGATACGATAATCATTTTTGTTTTTTGTCCAGATGAAATTGTAGGATATACGGCACTAAAGAATTGCTCNGCAATATTAGCAGGTACGAAAGCAAACTCATCAAGGAAAATAATGTTATAAGAACCACCNCGAATNGCACTTGAAGATGTTGCAGCCGCCACAATGACNGACTTGTTTTCTAATTCAATGTTACCTTTGTTCCAGTTAATAACTCCTTGTTGCATCCACTTNGGTAGATTTTCATAAGCAAGTTGTACTCTACCTAANATATCTCTAGCAGTAGATGATTTGTTTGCTAGAATAGCAATATTAGAATTAGGATTAAATAAGGCATAATGCAATAGATATGATACAGTAGTAGTAGATTTACCGGACTGTCTTGGTAATTTACATATAGTAAATCTATTATTATGTATTGTTCTTACAATATGTTTTTGAAAGTCATACATCTTAAATGGTACTAAACCCTCATCAAGAGATACAATACGTATATAATTAACCATAAAGTAAATAGGGTCTTCGGCACACTTTTGATATTCT